ACCTACTCTTTTAAACATTAAGGAGTAACCTATGATCCATCCTCTAAATAAACAAATTTCAACTATTTCATCAGCAGAGATTTACCCTGAGGCTTACTTAGCAGTCACTATACTCCTAGGTAAGAAATCACCAAGTCAAATCATATCACCAGCCCTAGGTACTCATATCACTATTGAGGATTTAGCAATGGATGCCTGTGAAAAGGTAATACGAGCGAATCCTATGTACCTTACGAAATCATATGTCCGTATTGCTGCTCGTTGTGTTTGTATTGATAAACTTAAACGTAAGAAACTTGTGACATCTGATGTAAAACCAAAATTCATGAATACTTCCAGTGTAGAGGATGATATAAACTGGGAACCTGCAGAAGAAACAATCGAGGGTGACATTACTGATTACATGGCTTCTTTAGAACAGGAACTATTAGCAGCTATGGATCCATTACAGAAGAGTATCTATGAGGAATTACTAAAGAATAAAATGTATCTAGAGATCTCAGAGACCCTAGGTATTTCATTGCGTACATTAGAACGCCAAATACAGGAACTTAAGTGGTTATGTGAATATCTGCTTACTGATATAGATCCTGACACTAAATAAGGAGGGTCGTATGGACTCATTAACAGAAACAGAGGAGTTGTTCTTACTAAACCTAGAGAACTTCCCTACTACTAAAGCTGCCTCAGAAGCCACTGGTATCTCTCCAGCCTACGGTTACTCTTTAGCTAAGAAACTTAAGGACCAGATCATTGATCGTGCTAGAGATAACCTAGCGGCCGCGAGTTTACGAGCGTCTACTACTGCTATTTCTATGCTTGACGCTGACGCAGGTACCGAGAAAGGTGAACTTAAACTAGCTGCTTCCAAGGAAATCATGGATCGCGTAGGTTTAACCAAGCATACATCAGTGGAAGTATCTATTGAGAATGAGAATGGTATCTTTATACTACCTGCTAAGGCTTCCTTAGAGGACTCCTAAGCAACGAATGACCCTTAAGGTACCCTATGGTACCTTTATTACTTTATATGGCCTTAAAAAGCCCCTAAGGAGCTCCTATGAACCTAAAGGATACACTCAACACCTATGGAAAGAAGTCATTAGGGTTTCCTTCCGAAGAAACCTACGCTAAATTATATGAAATCTCCCCTAATCTAGATGAACTATGGGAACAACTAGTATTTGAACCTATTAAGTCCGTTAGACAGCCCTTGTTTCATGAGGCTACGGAAGAAAAGGGGATGTGGTTAGTACAACCAGACCTCTATGTTCCCTATATACAGGCTATGTTTGCTTCTCGTTATAGTAAGCAAGCTTCCATTAGTGAATCCAGACAGAAACTAGAGGCCCTAGGTTACAATGTAACTAGTGATGGACAGATGTCCAACATATGGAACCGTTGTGAAACTCGTTTGAAACTCAAGGACAGTGAACGACTAAGCACTAAAGCTAAACAGGCTCGTAAGAAGATAGCGGAAGCCAAGGGTAAAACTAAGTTAAACCCTATGACTGATAAAAGGAAAGCTCAACTAGCTGAAGCACGTAAGATTGCTGAAGAGAAGAGGTTAATTGCTAGGTTGAAGAAAGAGGAGCAGCTAGCGAAACGTAGGTTAGCCAAGACTGCTAAGAAATCAGGACGTACTGCTAAGGATATTAAGCAAACTAAGGAAGAACGTGAGGCTTCACTAGGTCAAGTGAAAGAAAAGATTAAGGCTACTGGTAAGAAAGTACTCTATGAGCCTACAGCTAAGCAAGCAGAGTTCCATGCAGCAGATGAAGACATTGTACTTTATGGTGGAGCAGCAGGTGGAGGTAAATCCTATGCTATGCTAGTTGATGTATTAAGGTACTGTCAGTTCGATGGTTACCGAGGTCTCTTAATTAGACGTACCAGTCCTATTTTAAAGGAACTTATATCAGTAAGTAGATCCCTATATCCCAAAGCATTCCCAGGAGCTAAGTTTAACAACTCTGAGAACGTATGGTACTTTCCGAGTGGAGCCACGATTCAGTTTGGTTACTTAGATAGAGAAGAGGACTTGGATAACTACCAAGGTTTACCTTACTCCTACATAGGATTCGATGAGATACAGCACCAAAGATCAGATGCAGGTTTCATATACTTGTTATCTCGTTTACGTAATGCTAATCCTGAGATCAAATGTTACATAAGAGCTTCTGCTAACCCAGGCGGTAGTCCATGGGTGAAAGAACTATTCATAGACTCTGCACCAGCGAACACACGTTTCTATAAGAATGGATTAAGTTACCGATTCATCCCTGCGAAACTAGAGGATAATCCCTACTTAGACACACCCACGGGTGACGAGGAGATGTCTCCGTATCGTAAGATGCTTATGGCATTACCTGAGGTTCAAAGGAAACAATTGTTGGAAGGTGACTGGATGGTTGGTGAGGACTCTATGTTCGCATTTGCTGAAGCAGTACACGTTACCGAGGAATTACCTCCGATGCACTGGTCAGTAATCAACGCACTAGACTATGGGTATAAGGATCCTGCGGCTTCTCTTTGGGGTGCAGTGTGTCCTAAGACTGGACAGATTATTATCTATAGTGAACTGGAGTGCTTAGAGCATGACCATGTTGCTTGGGGACGTAAAGTAATGGAGCATGAGGGATACCTAGCTCAAGGTGTAGATAGAATCATTGATGACTCAGTATTCAGGAACTCAGGGC